TTGCCCCTTACCTTGTGCCCCCGTGAGGTTGTGAACCTCTAGCCTATAGCGCGGGGGCGGTAGTGCTTAATCTAATCCTAACATTTTACGGTGTAGTAGTCCTCCTTCTTCGTAAACTTTCATTCCTTCTTGTGCTTCTTGCGTGCTTGCATAACATTGAATGCATAAGCCTTGTGGTTGCACCGCCAGCGGGTAAGTGTCGCATTGTGTGCACTTCATCATTCCACCCCGCAGGCTTCTAGGAATCGGGCGCGGTCAAAACGGGGATTATCCTTTGCCAATTCATCCGATAATTCAATCGCTATGTGAGTGAGCATTCCTGCCCCTCTCGTGTCGTTGAACTTGCTCGCGGTATAGTTTGCGTCTTTGATAATTCCCGCAATCATTACATAGTCCTTGCGTGTCATACTTTCCTCCTTGTTTGGTGTTGGGGTAGTTCCCTCCACTCGTGCCCCGCTCCGAATCGAATCGGCACGCCCTAGGCGGGCGGGGCGAACCTTCTTAGCCGTAAATCACCTTTCCGAACATAGCCACCTGAAGAACTGCGTCGGCACAGATTGAGTCATAGCGGTCGAAGTCAAACAAGTCCATATATACCTGCTTGTTTGCAATCGGCAAAGCCTTTGCAAGACTCTTAACGGTTAAAACCTTTGTAACCTTGTTGTCATTCTCGTCAAGACCTGTTATCCTGATGCGTCCCATTGTGTCCCAATCTGCGTCACCAATGTAGTTTGCTTTGATAAAGTGGTCTCCGAATGAGAAAGGGCTTGACCCGAAAACTGTCTCCCAAAGCAGTTGGTCTTCTACTTCGAATTTGATTGTTGCCATTTGTTTCTCCCTGTTAGGTTCATTCAAGCGGTGCGCTTGATAAGGTAAACAATATGCGGTTGTCTACCGTATGTCAAGCCCAAACAAGGGATATTTGGTAACAGTTTGATAACGTTTGGCTGAATGATTCCTGAGAGTAACAAGGGTTAGTCGTGTCGATAAGTCGACAATTCAAGAGGTGTTCGATAGTTGAATCTTCAATTACTTTATTACTAGCAAGTAACTTAATGGGTAGACAATTGATAAGGATATGTCTAAGTCTATGGCAAGAGTTTATTATTGGACAGATTAGATTGATATGTAAAGGGTGCCGAGGGTACAGACCGCCCTCTTTCTTTCTATAAAGTTATCCACAGGCTGCAATAGTTATCCACAGGGGGGGTGGGGGTGTGCATAACCTGTGGAAAACCTCTCCCCCAGGTCTTAAGTTCCGACACCACTACATACATACTCCCCAACAAAAAATATACGCTAAAGTGAGATCGCCCGTAATGTCCTAATTTGTACACATATTTCGTGTGACCTTGGTCACAAAACGTAAATAAAATCTACCGTAGACGGGAAATCGGTTATTTTTCCTGCCTTATATATAGTAGGGAGTAAAACGAACCAGTACTAGTTTTACGACCGATACTCGCTACGTTGGCACTACGCGAGTCCCCCTAGGACGAGCACCAACTTACCCCTCGCTGCGCTGTGGCTTGCTCGGGCGCTAAGCCCGACTGTGCGGTGCACGGCACCGCTTTTAGTGGGGACAGGTCTATTCATTCTCCAGTACAAATTTCCTCAGCCCAGTATAGGAATCTATGATTCCGCCCGAGGGCTACGCCCCTCGTGTAAATAAATTTTTTTTCGCGCCTTCGGCGCTTTACTAGAGGAGAACAGATGTCCGAGAAGTCCAGTGACATCGCCAAGCGTCTGATCCTTTCAGGTGTAGCAGAAGGTCTTACCATCGAGGCAGCCACGGCTGCTGCTGGTAAATCCTATAAGACCTACGAGTACTACCGCAGGACCGATAAGGTCTTTGCGGACAAGATGGACCGAACACGACTAGGTTTGAAGGATAAGAACTTCGCCTCATCCGATGTCCACGATCTTACCTTTGCAGAGTTCCGCTCACGATACTTACACTCTAAGACTTTTCCACACCAGCAAAACCTGATAGATGTAATCGAGGGTAGAGAACCTGGCTGGCTACATCCCAGTATGAAGTACGAACCAGGGCTGGCTAGTAACCGTATCCTTATCAATATCCCGCCCAACCACGCCAAGTCAATGACGGTCACAATTGACTACGTTACTTGGCAGGTATGTCAGAACCCTAACTTTCGTGTGCTGATTGTCTCTCAGACTCAGCAACTAGCAGCCGACTTTCTCTACGCCATCAAGCAACGCCTGACTCATCCTAACTATGAAGCACTGCAACAGGCTTACGCTGCTGGCGTAGGGTTTAACTCTAAGACCGCTTCTTGGCAAGCAACCCGTGTGACCTTTGGTGATGAACTCCGTGAGTCATCTGAAAAGGATCCAAACATCGAAGCCGTCGGTATCGGCGGTCAGATCTACGGTAAGCGTGCAGATATGATTATCGTAGACGATGCGGTAACATTAAAGAACGCAAACGAATTTGAGAAGCAAATCCGCTGGTTAACTCAGGATGTGCGTTCTCGTCTTAACCCTACTGGTAAGTTAATCATTATCGGTACCCGCGTTACTGCAATTGATCTCTACAAAGAACTGCGCTCCGAGGACCGCTACCCTGGTGGACTGGTCCCGTGGAAGTACTTGGCAATGCCTGCATTATTGGAAACACACGAAGACCCCGACAAGTGGGTTACCTTGTGGCCAGCATCTGATGCTCCCTTTGATGGGCAAATGGAATCAGATTTGAATGAGGATGGACTATACCCACGTTGGAATGGTCGTAACCTTTACAATGAACGACAAGCAATGGACGCATCTACCTGGGCGCTGGTTTACCAGCAGCAGGATATATCAGATGATGCAATCTTTGACCCAGTATGTGTGCGAGGTTCTATAGATGGTATGCGTAAAGCAGGTCGTTTGGTTCCTGGTCACCCAGGCCATCCGCGTGACCTTAGTGGCTTTTCAATTATTTGTGGTCTTGATCCCGCTATGGTTGGTGATACAGCCGTCGTTTGTTACGCTATTGATCGGGTTAGTCATAAACGCTATATCGTTGATGCTATTAAGATTACTCGTCCTACGCCTGCTGCAATCCGTCAGATAATCTTTGACTGGACTGCGCTCTATCAACCTACCGAGTGGATTGTAGAAAAGAATGCTTTCCAATCATTCCTTACGCAAGATGAGGGAATCCGTCAGAACCTGGCCTCCAGAGGAGTGCTACTGCGGGAACACCATACTGGATCCAATAAATGGGACTCAGGCTTCGGTGTTGCATCAATGTCAACTTTGTTCGGCACCAAGCAACACGATGGTAAACACCACAGAGACAACCTTATTCACTTACCTTCTGACCAAACTGAAAACATTAAGGCGCTCATCGAGCAACTAATTACCTGGTCGCCTACTACTAAAGGCAAGACCGATATGGTAATGGCGTTGTGGTTCTGTGAAATCAGAGCACGTGAGATGCTTAACCAAGGTATGCACAAGACACACCATATGAAGAATCCATTCCTGTCTCGTAGTGAGATAGGCAAACGAACAGTTATCAACATAGATGAACTGCTCGCAGAAAAAGATCGTACGTTCATCTAACAAGGAGATAACAATGGCAGACTCAACAGCAGATAAGGCTCGCAAGGCACGCAACCGTGCATTTGATCAAAACTATCCACGTGGTTATTCACGTGGCGGTACTGATAGATTAGTTATGGATTTAACACGTGGTAAGGCTAAGGGACTTGAAAAAGTTACTGGTCGTTTTGTAGATGCAGAAGAACAACGTGCTGCCAATTTAATGCAGCAACGTCGTCGTCTTGATACTGGAAAGACTGCAGCACGTGGCAATGCTATTGAAAAGCGTGTTGCTGCAAAGAAAGCAGCAAAGACACTAATTACTGGTGCTACTGGTGGCCCAGCAAAGAAGCAAGCGCCTAAGCCAGCAACTAAGAAGGCAGCAGCAGCAAAGCCAAAGACTATTGGAACTGGACCTAATAAGGCGAAGGTAACACCTATGCCTCCTGCTAAGAAAAGCGCTCAGGGTCTTCCAACAACTGGTCGTCAGAATGTCAAGAAGGGCAAGAAGTAATGCCAGTCAAAAAGAACAAGTCAATGGACAAAATGCCAGCACGCAGAATGCCTGAAGGTTTTGAGTTTCCAAAGACAAAGAAGCCTTATCCAAAGCCTATGCCAAAAGTTGAAGGCGCAAAGCCTACCGTTAAGAAGCCTATGCCTAAAGTTGCAGGTGCTAAACCTAGTGCAAGAACTCCAATGGCTAAGACGACAACCAAGGCTCCTGCCAAGATGACACCAAAACCAAAAGTTACAAAGAAGCCTGAGAAAATGACTCCGCAAGATGCAGCAATGAAGAAGATTCTTGAAAAACGCTACGGCAAGATTTACGGATAAGGAAAACTAATTATGGTAGCACCACTAGTAGGACTAGCAGTAGGAGCAGCAGCACGTGCTGTAGCAAAGAAGGCAGCAACAAAAGTAGTTAAGAAAGCAGTAACAAAAAAGGCTGCTTCTGCTACTAAGTCTTCTCGTCAAGCAGGAGACTATGTTATTTCTGGTAAATCAGCAAAAAATGTAATGCCAAAGGCTGGTTCTGGCGGTGGTAATTATCGTTATGGTCGTGATACTGAAATTACTAAAAATGTCTCAATTAAAAATACTAAGTCTCCATCTGGAAAAGTAGATATTCGCGGAGGCGCTGCACAAGCAATGAGACAAGAAATGCGCTTATCTCAACCTCTTTCTAAAGCAGAAGCAAAAGCAAATGCTCGTGGATTGAAGGCTGCTAATAAAACTACCAAGGCAAGCAAAGTACAAAAGAAAATTACTAGCACAAAGAAAATGGAAAATGTTCCAAAGGATGTATCTGATCGCTTTAACGCTACTGTAAAAAGACTAGCAGCAGAAGAAGCCAAAAAGAAGAAGAAGTAAGGAAAAAAATTGTTATCAACTAAAGAGG